TGCATAAGTAATACCTGTGTCTGTGCCAGCAGCGATGTTAACCCAACGCTTACCAGTTGCAGTTTGACGCTGCCACTGATATGCAAGTGCTCCAGGTGTTCCTGTTGTCGTAGTGGTGAGGGTGTAAGTACCAGCACCCGAAGAAGATGTAGAGTTAGCAGGTTGAACCGTAATGGTTACTGCCGATGCTACGTCTGCTGCGATAGTGTCATCAGTTTGTGTCTCGTTAGAATTGAGATCAGGGTTAGCGATATTCACAAGTTGCTCTGCTTTATGGCGAGTGTTGCCATCCGCATCAGTATATGTGAAATAGGACCACCAACCAGGAGCGGTGATACCACGGGATCTAGTTTCTGCTAGTTGCGCCTCAGTTTTGTCAACAAAGACAGTTGTTTTTGCTTGACTTGACGCTGCAATGCCCACACCAGCTTTGGTTTTGTTTGCATTGCTGTCAGTTCTTCCGTAAAGGGACATTGACGTGTGCTCCGAATATTACTATTATCTAATGTTTATTTATAAAAAGGGGGATTGCTCCCCCTAGAGTATTACTCTTCTCTTGCTTTAATAGCAGCGGTCACAGTTTCAAGTAGTTTGTCATCCATATCGGTCTTAGTCAGTTTAACTGCCTTACCGAGAATAACTAAACAGATATCAATCAGTTTTTCTCCAAGTTCCTCGTTTTCAGGGATCTTGGAAACTGCGTCTGAAATTACTTTTGTTGCGAGTGGTAATAGAAAGGATAGCATAATCTTAAATCATATTGCATAGCCTATTTATTTCTCCCACTCGTCTAAGATATCAGTAATCTTTGACATGAATTGTTTGAAAGTTAATAAAGTACCAGAACGATAGTCACGGCGTGCTTTTTGAACACCACCCTCAAATGATTCTTTTACTTTTCTTTCTTCAATAGGATCAAATCCTCTTCCTTTTACAACAGAAGACCACGGTGCATACAAAGGACCTTGATAGTTCTTTGCTTCATTAGTTGCGCGGGTGGTCATCCCTTTCTTACCATCAGGAATATTAGGCATCACTTCTACATTACCAGATTTTTTATTCTTTAGTTTAGATTTTACCTTCTTTTCCTTTTCATCGCAACCGCACTCTTCACGGAACTTATCAAAGGATTTCATTTTTTCTTCTTCGTCATTGAGATGATTTTAGTGACCTTCTTACGACGTGCATGTAAATACTTGTCAGACTTATCTACATCACCATCGTTATCGATGTCAGCATCTGCCTTACCAACTGGGTCGAGTTTCTTCTCAGTTAGTTCAACCTCTTCTTTCTTAGCAGTCTTTGCTGCTTTCTTGAATGCATCCTTAGCAGGATAGTCTTCACTACCTGCTTTTGCAGGTGCTTCCCCACGCTTTCTCTTAGCATGGATATTAGCATAAAGTCCTTTCTTTGCTTCTTCTAGCTCTTCACCATCATGCTCAATGACCTTACCGTCAGCATCTTTTTGATGATGCTCTGTTACTTCCTCTTCCTTTACACAGTTAGGAACTTCTTTACCACCTTTCTTCTTAGTTCCCTTTGCCTTATATCCTTTCCAGCATGTAGAAGCACCAACGTTATCACGAGCTGCTGCCATACCTTCAGTAGCATATCTCCTCTTCTCTAGGACATAAACTTCACCATCAATTTCAACCTCCTCTCTTTCTAAAACTTCGTACTCTTCCTTAGTAGCTAGTTGTGCTTTAGGTGACTCCTTCTTAGGTCCCTTTTTCTTTGTCGTAATTTTTTCCAGTTCAGCACCATTGGATTGTGGATCCATTCCATCAAAAGGAGCTTCGGATAAATGCAAGTCAGGCATCTCAGTGTTCTGGAAGCAATCGCCACCCATCCACTTACCATACTGTTCCATCAGTCCAGATGAAAACTCGTCACTGTGTCTTACTTTATTAATAGGATCTGGCTTCTTCATTTCTTAAAGGGAGGTTCTTCTCGTATTATTTATAGATCTAATGTTCTTAATCCATTCACGAAACATATTTCCTTCTTCAGAAATAATGATAGCGTAGTTGCCACCTGCTCTATGAATGTGTCCTTTGTCTCCTGTACGTGATGACATAACAATATCACCTTCTTTGAAAACTTCATCCTGCCGTTGTTGTTGACGGAGTGCTTCTTCACGCAACTTCTTAAAATCTTTCATTTAAAATTCTTAGGTAGTGCCATTGCAATCTCTGCCATAAGAGCACGACAATCACGATCATTTAATGCTCTGGGAATACCCTTTCTGAATGTATCAAAGTCACCAGCATGTGCTGCACGTCTCATCTTAGTTCCAGAAATGGCAAAGGTATCGCCATCAGCGTCTCTACTTCCAGAAGATTGGATATCAATTTTACGGAATGAGAAATCTTTACCATTATATTTATGGAGGAACTGCATAGCAGCAACTCTGTCAGAACCTACAAGGAATATAACTTCATTGTATCCTGCAAGCATAATGTCCTGTAAAATTTTAACTGGATCTCTAGGACCACTATAAATTTTACCTTTATGTTCAGGAAACATCTTATCCATATAAAACTTTTTACGATCTGGTGGCAATGGATTGCTACCTTTTGTATCTACAGTTTGTGAAATGTAGATACGATAATCATGTAACCCTGCAGCTGCTTTTACGCCAGCAAAGTTATCTTTGTGTCCTGTAGTAGGTGGTTGAAACCTACCAAATGTAAAATAGCACTTGTTACAATTTAACGCCATTGCTTCTGAAGAGTAAAGTTGTTGTATGCAAACTCCATACGGTTAACAAACTTAATCATACTGCCATCCTTATGCAGAACATATCCTTCAGGAGTTGTGACCTTATATCCTTTCTCTGTCTGGACAAAAGTCCTGAACTCTTCTAGGTGGTCAAGTTTATCTATAACCATTTGCTTCACTGCTTGCAATTCTTTGTACAGTGTTAGCATTGCTTTGAACTTGTCATTATTTTTCTCAACATATAATTGACTGCCATATACAAGTTCTCTTTTCTTAGTCAGGTTTGCAACTGTTTTGATCTTGGCAAGTTCTTTACTTGTTTTCTCTTCATAGAAATTGAGCATGGAATACATTGTTTCATCAATGTTTCCAATAGAACGAGCATTCTTAATTTCATTATTGAAGAACTGTTTTAAGTATGATGCAATATGAAACTTAGCATCTCCAGTAGTTCCTGTTTTAGTAACCAACTCATCTAAAAAATCTCCACATGTACTACACATGCGTTCAATAGTGGAGATATAACGATCAAACTTACCCATCTCTGCACGAGAAAAACCAACTCTATGCATTGGTGTATCATTTTGAATTACTAAAGCTTCAGTAGATCCTTTTACTTTTGCACCAGCTCTTGCTTGCATGTCAGCAACTACGTCTCCAGTATAATGAGTATGAAATACTACACCAACTTTTGCAGTGCCTGCTGCCTTACCAATAGGATGATCTACTGGAATACCATAAGTAATAGTATTTGGTCTGAATGTATACAAATCTTCTCCATTAATTCGTTCCCTTCTAATATCAGAAGTAAATAAAAGATCACCTTGTACCACACCTTCAATACCTAAAGTAGAAAAATAACGAAGAGAGAATTTTAATTTTTCTGCTAGGTCACCATCATACCACCCATCAATCTGTTCTTCACTATAGCAAAGTTTAGGAGCAGTCTTTGCAAATACAGATTTGGTGCCAACAAAAAACATTCCTGTCTGAGGATCTGTGCCACAAATAACTGAAGGAGCACCGTCCCATTTTGTTTGCATAAAACCACCACTCTCTTGATGACCCAACATTTTCTTAAGTTCTTTTAAAAAAGACACAGCAGCTTTACAACCCTCAACTCCATAGTTGAGCATTTCATCTTCTAGATGTTCTAAATGTTTTAGCTGTTTAATGTTTGACATTACTTCTTATAATAATCTCCATTGGTATGTGTAGGATAAACTCCACCTTGTTTGTTTCTAATATTAAATTTGAAATTATATGATTTAGTTTCAAATAACATATCAATACGTTTACCTTTACCAGTAGCACCACCATAATTAATCTCAACGGTATTGCTAACAAGAGAAGCAGCTTTGTTCATATAGTCTTGATCTATCTCATAAAATTCTAAATGAGATCCTGTATAATGCGCCATCCAATATCCATAACCAACTCCACTCTTAATCATATCCTGTAATGCTGTCTTACCAGAAGTTGATAGTTTAGTATCATCAACATGATTTTCTACTGTAGGACCACTTTTAGTTCCGTAGTTAGCAAATACATCTAAAAATTTTTGTTGATCTATACCAAACATTTCTAGAAATTCTTGACCATCATCAGGCACTTCACCTAGTTTTAATTTTGCTTCTGGAAATAAAGCTAGATTATCTTTACCACTACTACGTACACCACAGTTAAAGAAAGATAATGTGCTTCCAAACTTTACTGAGATGTATACTGGTTTGTTAGCAACTGTCAGTGTAATATCTGTGATAGTCTTTCCAATATCATTTGTAGTTGAACCACCAGCAGAGATAACAATATTACTTCCTTTCTTTTTAAGAGGACGTTTCTGATTCTTTTCACCCTCGCCTTTTGCGAAGGTAGGTCCTTCTCCAAATTTTTTGACCATGGCATCAATAATCATATTGACATGATCTGGATATTTTTTAGGTTTTTTACCAGAACAATAATCAATTAAGGATTGAGTAAGATCATCTTCATAAACATTACCCATATTAATTTTTTTACCACCTTTGATTTGTCCACCAAACTCACTAGTTTTTGTAAAGTCTTCTAAGTCTAAGTAAATATCAACACTACTTACAGCACGAGACACATTTTTTCCAGCAGGAAAATTGCATGTAAATTCAATATTGTTTTTACCACGAAGACCTTCTCTACACACAGCATCAAAAAGCATCTTTGCAGAATTTTCTTTACCAGCATTTCCTTTGATACTATGAAAATCTTGAAAGGGTGAAGTTACATACTTACCTGCATTTTTACGAGTGACTGTAAATCCTGCTACCTCAACAATACCAATGTCTGTTGAGAAAAGATTTTCTTTTCCATTACGTCTTAAAGCTTTATCAAATAAGGTATCCATACGATCAAGATACCTTCCACCATTTCTGAAAAAATCTCCTGCTTTCATATGAAAAAACCTCCCGTCTAACTATTTAGAGGAGAGGTCGAGATAATCTTTTTCATTTTGATATGGGTGTGTTTGTCCTGTCCACAATTCATATCCTTCTTTAAGTTCTGGCAAGAGCCACTGGTCCACCCGAACACATTGTTCCCAGTTGACAGGATGAGCACAATTCACAACTACCACAGTAAAGAATGCTCGTAAGTGGATCCAGAGACTGAGCATTATCTGTCGTCAACAGCACGAACTTCTGAGTTATGAACATTAAACTCACCACCAGGATAACGCTTCTTCAGTTTGTTGACGTTGGTTTCAATTACCTCATCGAAGGATATATCAAGTGCCATTGTAGCTTGAGCAACGTACCACATAACATCACCCAACTCAATGATAAGATGCTCACGATTATCTTCGTTCCACGGTTTTCCTTGGAAGACCATCTTCTTAATGATCTCAAGGAACTCACCACCCTCAGCATTAATTCCAACCCCAGCAGTAAGAAGTCTCTCAATATTGGCACCTTGTCGATCAAGATCACCAATACGATCAGCAAAGTCAACAAAGTTTGTAGAAGCGTCTGAAGTAACTGCTGAAACAAATTCTTCATAGCGTTCAAATTTAATAGTCATACGTTCCACTCGGCAAATTTAGATAGTCTAGATTGTGTGTCAGCAAATTGCTGGAAGTCCTCACCAGGAGCTTCTTCATTGATACCAATAGCTGAGGCATCATCAGCAACATCATACAGCCTCATCTTCGATCTGTCAATTCCCACCATGAATTTTCGTGAGGTAACGATGTCTGAGTATCTGTTTTTAAGTTGTTTGACCATGATGCGACCTTGTTGTTCCAACTCCTCAGTAGAGATAAGGGCAAACATAAAATCAGCAGTGGCAGGAAGACCAAAAGACTCAGAAGTATCGGTAAGATCTGGATCGCTATTGCCAAAACCAGAACGAGTGGTC